CTGCAAGCCTGAGTCACGCACACCACGCTGAGCATCAGCGAATCTGCGTGCAGCGTCGATGCTCTGCTGTGCATTGGCAGGGAATCCACGCACGACAGTGTTGAACTTCTCTTGTGCATCAGTGACCGCCGTTGTCTTTGCGTTGAGAGATAACTGTGCTTTGCCGACTGCTTCTGATGCGTCAGCCTGTGAGCGTGTCGCATTACGAGCAGCGATCAGAGAGTCGGTGTATTTCTTCATAGCGTCACCGACTTCTTTGACTTTGCCGCCAGCACCACCAGCACCTGCCTGCAACTTTGCGAGAGTCGCAAGGAACTCTGCGTTGAGTTCTTCGGCAGTCTTTGTCTTAGGTGCGAGAGCACCATAGCCCTGCAACAATGGACCGATAAAGCCCTGCACTACTGCTGTGCCACCAGATGCAGCCTGTCGCTGCTGCTGTTCAAGCGCACGCAACTGCTCCTGTGTTACCGTCGATGCTGCTGCGACACCGAGCAGATCGGTGCGGAAGTTCGCAAATGCAACACCGACATCATCAGTAGTTGCACCCAGTTTGTCATTCAGTTCGATGATGCCTGTGAATCCCGCTTCGACCGCATTCGCAGAATCCATAGACCGAGTTGTAATCAGCGTCAAACCACCAGCCAACTCACGCAACGGAAAGAGCAACGGCTGTATGACATCAACCGTTACCTTGCCCAGCATGATCATGGCGAGTGCGACTTTCTCGATCACATTCAGAGCCTTCATACCGAACTCACCCATCTGTGCACCAGCAGCCAGAAGTGCATCACGCAGACCACCACCACCTGCGAGCGTGTCACTGAACGCCTGAATGACTGGTACAACTTTCGCCTGTATGAATGCGATTAGACGCTCAGCGATCGGCAGCAGGGCATACCCGATTCCTTCGACTGCTTCACCGAGAGATGTCTGCAAGATGCGCAGACGACCAGAGAAAGTATCTGCTGCACCAGCAGCCGCACCACCGAACTGCTCATTCAGTGTCTTGATCACTTCGCTGAGATTCTTTGATTTGACGACGCTCTGTTCGAGTGGCACACCGAGTTTCGTCAGCGCACCGACATTGCCTGTGAACGCCTTACCAAGAGCAAGTGACACGCTCTCTAAGTCTTTGCCTGTTGCCGCAGAGATGTCGAGCGCAAGACCTAACTGATCCTGAGCGAAAGATACATCGCCAGTTGCACGCACCAGATTCGCCATCGCAGGTCGAAGTTGATCATCGGTCACGCCAGTCAGCATCATCTGCTTAGAGATGTGCTGTTCCACCGCAGCGATCTGTTCAGCAGTCGCATCGGTAGTACGACGCAACTGATCAGCAAGTTTCTTCTGACTCTGCTCATCTTGTGCGGCAGCCTGAACTGCACCAAGTGCAGCAGCACCGACTGCACCGAAAGCAGCAGCACCTGCGATCGCTACCGTCTTGAACGATGGCAGCATGTCCGTGACACGCTTGCCCAGACTTTGAGCCGCATCACCTGTGCTCTTCATCGCAGCAAGCGCACTGGTCGCCTTGCCGAGAATGATCAGAGATAACTTGCGCTCAGCCATAGCCGCCTATCCTACGCAGCCGTACCAGTGTCAGGGAATGCACGGCGAGTCATCTCATCGATGAATCGCTGATACGACTCACTGATCTGTGCCTGTGTCAGAGTGACGGCACGATACAAGAACTGATCTTTACCTTTAACGAACTCAGTTGGTGCCTGACCTTTGGCACGGAACTGATTCCAGCCTCTGATGACACGCAGACCACCTGACGCTGTGCGAGCCAGTTTGACCTGCGTTCCACCCTCAAAGCGTGACACCGTGCGACCAGATCGTGACACGAACTGACGCTCGACATTCGTAGCAACTTTCAGAATGCTCTCACCATCTCGCACAAGTGTGGCTCGACTGCGACGACCACGCTGATTTGGTGCCTTGATTAGTCGGCGCATGTCGGTGTATGAACCGAAGTTTGCACCACCTGCATACGGCACAGCACGACCACCCATTGTCACTTTCACCTGCTGCACATTGCTCGAAGTTTCCAGCGAGTTCGCAGCACGACGCTCTTGCTTAGTGTTCGCAAGACTCTTCGCCATACGAATCACAACTTTCGCCACACGCTCATTTGCTTCCCTGATAAGTGCATCAGCAGCCTGCTTATCTGCTGCACTGCGAATGTCTTTGATGAACTCAGTCAGACCGAGCACCTGCACAGCACCGAAGTTGTCCTGCTGTCCGATTATCTCAGCCACGAGTCACCGCCTGCGCCTGTTGCGCTCGTTGCGCTTCTTGATGTAAGCGATCATGGTGAGCAACATTGGCTCGCCAGCATCGAGAAGGTCTAACGGTGCGATACCTGTTTCGACAGCAAGTGCTGCGATCAGCCAGTGGGCTGAGTCGTCGCCAAAGGGCTATCACCTGCTGTGGCTTCGCCGAGTTCCACAGTCTGCACAGTTTCGAGCCAGTCAGGATCAAACTTCTTCGTGGTGCGCTTCGCACGAGTCTCGGCAGACCACGCCAGCCATGCCAGATCGGTGAGCCGAAAGTCGGTTTCGAAGCGTGAGACGCTGCGATTCCATGTGCGCTCGAACTGAACGAAGTCTGCGAATGCTGCTGTGACATCACGCTTCTCGCCATCGTTGTAGATAATCGTTAGCGGTAGTTTCATTTCCTGCCCCTTTCAGAGAGTGTGAACTAATCAGGTCGTGGCGACCTTCGCCAGCGATCCACCTTGGAACGAGAGCGAAGTTACTGCGAGTTCACCAACGGTCGCCGACACAGGAGTGTGCGCAGCAAGGTAGGTGTTGCTCAGCGTGTATTCAGGATTCGTTGTACTGCGAGCAATGTTGATCGGTCGAATGATCACGGTGGTCTGCGTGCCGACAAGTGGGAACACCGTCGCTTCCGTTTCAGTCGCTGCGTAGTCCTGCATGAACTCGATGTCGCAGGTGATGTTCTGCAAGCCGCCGATGAAGGTACGACCTGTTGAGCCGAAGGTGGTGTTCTCAACCGCTTCGATCTCGTAGTTGAGCGTCACGCTGTTGGCACGATCCGAGAGATCGACACCATTCACTGAGATGCTTGCGTTGGTGAGAACGATGCTTGCCATGATTAGTCCTGCTCTTTCTTATCTGACTTCTTGCTGCTGATGCTAACAGGTTCGAGATGTCCTGCGCTCACGAGTGCATCAACATTCAGACCAGCGAGATCGTCTGCGGTGACGGTTTCGCCTTGCTTGCCGAGAGATGTCTTGCTGCTGATGATCTTGTAGGTGCTCATGTCTGCCTGTCTATGTGTGAACGAGTACGGAGAAGGATACTTGCAAGAACTCTGCTTCGGCAACAGACAGCGACCCGATACTCATGCCGCTGTCAAGCACAAGTGTCTGTGCTGTACCGCCAAGTGTGGTGTCACCTTCGATCGCAGCACGCAGAGAAGTTGCGCCACTGTATGACAGATAGCCGTCAAGATTTGCATGTGCTACACGATCGAGATACCTGCCGACGATTACGAACATCATGAATCGCATACGCACATCGCCACCACCGAACGCACGGTGATACTCGACAGATTCCAGCACAGGGAACGCCACTGGTGGATTCAGTTGCTCAGGCTGATACGAGAAAGTGCGCAGACCTGAGATAGTCGCCAGACGCACCCTGAGACCCTCTGCGACCTGCGAGACAGTGGCTGGCATCAGGCAACACCGAGAATCTTGTACGGCTGCAACAGGTCACGCACATCAGGATCGACTGCACGAACTGAGATCGCCATGTCTGCGAACGCCATCACGCCGAGCGCAGCGTTGTATCTTGCGAACTGTCTGATGCTAAGTAGCAGACAGGCTTCACGCACATCATGCGGAACAGCATTCCAGCCCCACAGCGCAGTCACCTGCACACCGAGTTCAGATGGAATGTAGAAGATCGGGAATGTATAACCGCCGACCATCGTGAGTGTGCGTATCGGTCTGCCGAGAATGGCGTAGTCGGTTGGCTCGACGATGTAATCAGTGTTCAGTGTCAGTGTCTG